ATGCTCTGTAGGTCCAAGAGCAGGTAGGCAAGTGAGCCATCCTTCAAAGTGCGTTCAACAATACAATGTTGCTAGAGCTCAAAAAATGAAAACTACTCGTGCTAGAACTTCACCAACACAGGCTCGCAGGCAGCAAAGAACCAAATCAATTAACACAGCAAGCGTTTTGGCAAGAAAACTTAATACAGGTAAGCCAGGACAACCAAAACCCTTCTATTAAACACTTGACATTTAATCTAAAGACGCTATAATATAACTTTACTAGGAGAGTTATATGATTATAGGCGTTTGCGGATTCATCGGTAGTGGCAAGGATACAGTTGCTGATTACCTTGTAAATTTCCATGAATTTCGAAGAGAAAGTTATGCGAACACATTGAAAGACGCTGTGTCTTCTGTATTTGGTTGGGATAGAACTTTACTAGAAGGAAGAACTAAAGAAGCAAGAGAATGGCGAGAACAGGTAGATCCTTGGTGGGCAAATAGACTGGCCATGCCTACACTAACTCCAAGATGGGTTTTACAATATTGGGGAACTGAGGTTTGCAGAAAATCCTTTCATGATGATATCTGGGTAGCAAGTTTAGAAAATAAATTGCGACAGTCAAAGGACAATATTGTAATTTCTGACTGTAGATTTCCTAACGAAGTTAAAACTATAAAAAAAAGTGGTGGAAAGATTATTTGGGTAAAAAGAGGTGAGCTACCTCTTTGGTATGATACAGCAGTTCAAGCAGTAAAAGGTAGTTTAGCAGCACAGGATTCATTAAAAGAACAAAAAATACATCCAAGTGAATGGTCTTGGTTAGATTGTAATTTTGATGAACAGGTTTCTAACAACGGAAGCATTGACGATTTATACAAAAAAATTGAACTAATAGTCAGCAATTAAATCTCCCTGTTTCCATCTTATATTTTCTTTTGCTAAAACAGATCTACAATTAGCACACACTGTTTTAAGATTACTATGTCTACAATTATCTAGATTTTCATCTATGTGAAACACTCTAAAAACTTCTTTATGAGGCGACTTAAATCCGCACTTATCGCATTGTTTTTTAATACGGTAACCAGCCCGATACCATCTCGGTATTCCGTAGTGTTGCCCGTTCTTCATGCATATTTCACATTGGCTTCTGTAATACGTCTTGCCGTTTTTTTTATAGTTAATAGCACAAGGCCTTACACTGCACTTACATAATGGTCTCATGCTTGTATTTACACCTTTTTAACCCCTTTATATAATTGGTATAACAGGTGGTTTTTGGCAAATCATACTAAATACACTAGTAATACATTATACGTAATGAGAACAATTACATTACCAGGAGAAATTGCAAATGGCACTTACATCACCAGGCGTAGAAGTAACCGTAATTGATGAGAGTTTTTACACCCCGGCTGAACCCGGCACAACTCCACTAATTATTGTTGCAACAGCGCAAGATAAACAAAATGCATCCGGCACAGGTGTAGCAGCAGCAACGACTGCGGCCAATGCAGGAAATGCATACAAAATAACATCACAAAAAGAATTAGTAGATCTTTTTGGAGTTCCTAACTTTAAAAAGACAGCGAGTAATACACCGATTCACGGAAGTGAATTAAACGAATACGGTTTATTAGCAGCATACAGTTTGCTTGGCGTTTCAAACGCTGCTTTTGTTGTAAGAGCAAACGTTGACTTAAACCAATTATCAGGACAATCAGAGGCTCCGGGAGCGAATCCCCCAAATGGAACTTGGTGGATTAACACAGACTCCACGAGCTGGGGAATCCAGTCATGGAATAGTGCACCTATTTCGACAGCAGGCGGCCAAAAGTTTGCCACACAAACACCTATTGTTTTAACAGACGATGATGTTTTGAATATTTCTAATAACGCACCGAAAGCATCAGTTGGTTCTATCGGACAATACGCAGTTGTGTTCGAAACAGTCGGAACAGATGCAACATTTAGTGCATCAAAAGAACCAGCAAGAATGTATTACAAATCCGCAGGAAATACAGCAGCAGGTGTGGCAGCAGGTGACTGGGTATTAGTTGGTTCACAGGAATGGAGAGCAAGTCACGCAACAATCACAGGTGCAACTTTAACTGCTTCTAACATTACAGCAGCAGCAGGTAACTTTACTATTAATGGAACTACAGTCACAATAGGTGCCAGTGATACTGTAGACGAAATTGTTTCTAACATTAATGGATTGGGCATTGCAGGAGTTACTGCAAAGAATGTTAGCGAATCGATTAGAATTTTCACTGATGGAACTTCTAATTCAAATGCAAACACAATTACAATTGTTGCAGGAACAGCAGATCTAGACGAGTTAGGCATTAGTGCAGCAACTTACAAAGGTCCTGAACTACAACAAACTCCACACACTTCTGTTCCACAATGGAAAGGAACACCAGGTGCTGATGTAAACGCAAGACCAAGTGGTTCAATTTGGATCAAAACAACAGAGCCAAATGGCGGAGCACGTTGGAGAGCATCTAAATGGAATGATGCTAGCCAAACATGGGTATCAGCAGATGCACCATTATATGCAACAACAAACAGTGCATTATATAACTTAGATAGAGCAGGCGGTGGCGTAAATATTGCTGCTGACAGTCTATTTGTTCAAACAAACAGCGATGAGCATAGTTTATATGATGACAGTCCTGCAACAGCAACTTTCCGTGTATGGAAACGAGCAACAACTGGAGCAACTAAAATTACTTCAGCAGTAATTGATAGTTCTAGTTTCTCAGCAGGAACTTATAACTTTGAAATTGAAGAATCGGTCAAAAATGCAGAATCACTTGCAGCAGCAGTAAGAATTAATGTTACACTTGCTGGTAATGCAAACGATGCAACCACAATGGCTGGAGCAATCAATGCGGCAGGCTTTACAAATATTGTAGCGGCAGTAACAACGGATAATGAAATTACTATTTCTCATTCACTAGGCGGCGACTTTAGACTAACAGACGTTGGTTTAGATGCTATCGCAAGTGTGTTTACTCCATACAATATTGATACTGCGGTAGGAACAGATAACTTCTATGATCTACCAGCAGGTGCAGAAGATAGTTCAGGACAAGCAAAATATCTTGCTTCTAACTGGATTCCACTTGCAGCAGACGATTTCTACGCTAAAGCAGATAATCCAGAAGCAGAACCAGATGATGGTCAACTTTGGTATAATCCAGAGTTTTCTGAAGTAGACATTATGGTTCATAATGGATCGACTTGGAAAGGATACAATAATGTATATGCAAGTGCTGATCCAGCAGGTCCACAAGTTACTGCAACAGCACCTACTAAGCAAAGCGATGACACTGCACTAGTAGATGGAGATCTTTGGATTTCTACAGCAGACCTAGAAAATTATCCAACAATCTATCGTTGGAACGGAACAACACTACAATGGGTTCAGTTAGATAAAACAGATCAAACTTCAGAAGAAGGTGTTTTATTTGCTGATGCACGTTATGGTTCATCTGGCGAAACGGGTAATACAGCAGCAACCATTAAAACATTGCTGACAACTGATTACTTAGATCCAGATGCTCCAGATCCAGCATTATATCCACAAGGAATGTTGTTATGGAACCTACGTAGAAGTGGTGGAAATGTTAAGAAATATAGAAACAACTATATTGATACAACAGCAGACAACACAAGAATGCCAGGCGATCCTGCAATGACTAATTATGCAACTGATCGTTGGACTACTGAATCAGGAAACCAGGAAGATGGATCAGGCTCATTTGGTAGAAAAGCACAGCGTATGGTAGTTGTTCAAGCACTTAAATCTACAATTGATACAAGTGCAGAAGTTAGAGACGAAGAACGTAGAAACTTTAACATAATTGCATGTCCTGGTTACACAGAAACTATGAGTAACCTAGTTAATCTAAATATTGACAGAGGATTAACTGCATTTGTTATTGGTGATACACCATTAAGACTAGCAGCAGATGCCACAACACTAACTAATTACGGTTCTAATGCTTCCCTAGTTACTGATAACAGTGATGAAGGGTTAGTAACATATGACGAGTATTTAGGAACGTTTTATCCAAATGGATTTACAACGGATCTAGGTGGCGCAAATGCTGTTGTTCCAGCATCACACATGATGATGAGAACTATTGCACTAAGCGATCAAGTATCGTTTCCATGGTTTGCACCGGCAGGAACAAGACGAGGCGGCATTTCAAATGCTACAGCAGTCGGATACATTGATGCAGCAACAGGCGAGTTCCAAACTGTGGCACTGAACGAAGGTCAAAGAGATACGTTATATGATCTAAAAATTAATCCAATTACATTCTTTAATGGAGTAGGATTAGTCAACTACGGTCAAAAAACTAGAGCAAGAAATGCTTCTGCACTAGACAGAATTAACGTAGCACGTTTGGTTGTATACCTACGTAGTCAACTTAATAAATTGGCTCGTCCGTATATTTTTGAACCAAATGATAAAATTACTAGAGATGAGATTAAACAATCAGTAGAAAGTTTACTACTCGAACTAGTGGGTCTTAGAGCAATTTATGACTTCGCGGTAGTTTGTGATGAAACAAACAATACCCCGGCTAGGATTGATCGAAATGAGCTATACGTAGACATTGCGATTGAACCGGTCAAGGCAATTGAATTTATCTACATACCATTGCGTGTCAAGAACACAGGGGAGATATAAGATGCCTATTACATCATTAAATAACTTTTCAGTTCCGACAGACGCTGGCAATCAAGTGCTCTTGATTGCCAGCGTCT